GAATCATGGTGGTGGTGCGGGAGATGGTTTTAACGGAAACTGTGCGAACAGAGGACCAATGTACATATCAGCACAAACAAATACAACAGGCGTTTATACTGTTTCTGCCTCTATTAGTTCTCAATATGGAAGTGGCTATGGAACACCAACTTTGTCTGTAAGCACAAGCACATCAAGTAGTGGCACTTTGTTCCAAAGTAGTGGTTCTGCAAATTTAACAGCTTCTACAACAACATATTTTACTTCTTATGGCACAACTTCTAATAATAAAGATTATTATTATAACAGTCTAAGTTTTTCTGTTTCTGGAACTTGTTTAGCAATACAAAGTGGCACTTCTGGTGGAGCAGGAGGTGTTGGTCAGGGTTATAATCAATCTGCTGGGTCAGGTTCAAGTGCTAGTTCTGCTTCTAACAATGCAGGATCGGGTGGAGCAGGAGGTGCTGGTGGAGCATTTGGTGCATCAGGATCTAATGGTGCTGATGGTGGTGATGGCAGTGGTAGCACTGTAAGTTTTCCATCTTCTGCACCAACGACTGGAGCAAGTGGTGCTTCAGGTGGTGCTTCTGGTAAATCAATATTAGGTATAAGTAATGTTACATCAAGTGGTAGTGGTTCATTAAGTGGAGGTACAGCATAATGCCTTTAACAAGTTTAAAATTCAAAGCAGGGATTGTATCTGACGTTACCTCATTAAGTGCAGAAGGTGGCTATACTGATGGTGATTTAGTCAGGTTTCGTTTAGGCTATCCAGAAAAATTTGGTGGCTGGGAAAAATATAGTCAAAACACATACTTAGGTAGTGCTAGAAGATTACATAACTGGGTTGCTCTTGATGGTTCTGATTTTTTAGGTATTGGTACACATCTTAAATATTATATTGAAGAAGGTCAATCTTTTAATGATATAACCCCTATAAGGAATACAACAAGTGCAGGAGATATTACTTTTTCTGCAACAAATGGCTCAACTACAATTACTGTAACTGATCCTGCTCATGGTGCTAATGAAAAAGACTTTGTAACTTTTTCTGGTGCAGTCAGTTTAGGTGGCACAATAACAGCTACGATACTTAATTCAGAGTTTCAAATAGTATCATTAATTAGTTCTAATGCTTACACAATAACTTCAAGCGTCGCCGCAAACTCTTCTGATACTGGTAATGGAGGCAGTAGTGTGGTGGGTGCATATCAATTAAATGTTGGATTAGACGTAACTGTTGGTGGAACTGGTTGGGGTGCTGGTCAGTGGAGTGGTACAACATCAGGTGCATTAGCTACACAACTTAACGAAGCTCTAGACGCTAGTGAAACCGATGTAGATGTAGATGATGAAACTGGTATGAACACTGCCAATGATGTAATACTGGTAGATGATGAATTAATGCTTGTATCAGCAACTGCTGATGATAATACAATGACTGTAACTCGCGGTCATAGTGGTACTACTGCAACTACACATGCAGATAATACTTTAGTTAGATTAGCTGTAGGTAATGCAGACTCTGCTAACGATTTTGTTGGTTGGGGAAATGCGGCGAGTGTAACAACTCCTGGAGCACAAATTAGATTATGGTCGCATGATAATTTTGGTGAAGATATTATTATAAACCCAAGGGATAGTGGCTTATTTTACTGGGATAAAACTAATGGTTTAGGTAATAGAGCTGTAGAATTAAGTGCGACAAGTACATATTCAGGTGAAACTAGTGTGCCTACGGTGGCAAAACAAATTTTAGTCTCTGACCAAGACCGTCATGTTATAGCTTTTGGTTGTGATGGGTTAGGTGCTACGCCCACAGCAACACAAGGTGATGGCATACAAGACCCGTTGTTAATACGTTTTTCATCACAAGAAAACCCAGTAGACTTTTTTCCAACTGCTACTAATACTGCTGGTGATTTAAGGTTAGGTGGTGGCTCAACATTTGTACAAGCTGTAGAAACTAAGCAATTGATATTAGTTTTTACTAATAAAACACTACATGCTATGAAATTTATAGGTCCGCCATTTACCTTTGGTTTACAAGAATTATCAAAAAACATAACTATTATGAGCCCTTTTTCTGCTATAGCTGTTGAAGATGCTGTGTTTTGGATGGGAGTAGATACATTTTATTTATATGAAAATGGTCAAACAATACAATTACCTTGCACAGTAAAAGATAAAGTGTTTTTAGATTTTAATTTTGAAGAACGTAACAAAGTGCATGTAGGATTAAATTCAGAGTTTACAGAAATACTTTGGTTTTACCCATCATCTGCTGGTACAGAGATAGATAAATATGTTGCTTATAATTATCAAGAAAGATTATGGTATTACGGTACACTAAACAGACAAGCATGGTTAGATAGAGGTATTAGGAATTTACCACAAGCAACTGGTAATCAATATCTATATAACCATGAAATAGGTTATGATGATGATGGTTCTGCTATGACATCATTTATTGAATCAGCAGTAATGGATATAGGTGAAGGTAATAATTTTGTATCTATTCGTCGAGTTATACCAGATGTTACATTTGCTGGAAGCACGAGTACAAACCCGACTGTATCGTTTACAGTAAAAAGTAAAAATTTTCCTGGAGGAGGGTTTGAGCAAACTGGCTCAGGCACTACAGAACGTTCAGCAACTACACCAGTAGAAAAATTTACAACAAAGCTTGATTATAGAATTAGAGGTAGGTCATTTGCATTACGTCTTGATTCTACTTCTTTAGGTACAAAATATAAACTAGGTACACCACGCATTGATATTAGACCAGATGGAAGGCAGTAATGTTAGTAACAAGCATACCACAATATATTCAAGGTTTGACAAATGCTAAGGTAGACTTAACAACAACAAATCTTACGATATTATACACAGCTCCTACTGGTGACGATTTTAATGCTTCTGTTATAAATTCAATATTAGTATCAGAAGATAGTGGTAATGCAGATACAATTACTGTAACACTTGTTAATAGTGATAATGATGTGTTTAGTTTGTTTAAAGTAAAAGCTGTGGGAGCTAATACAACAGTAGAATTATTAACAAAAGATTTAATTCTGCAAAGTGGTGAAGTTATTAAAGTACAAGCGGCGACTGCAAATAGATTACATGTAGTTGCCAGTGTACAAGAATTAAGTAAAACTAGAACTAGTTCTGGTGGTGGTTTTATACAAGGTATTGTATAATTGTTTACGAGGTGGTAGGATAAAAGCATGAGTATAGCAAGTCTTCAATATGATGTAATAGACAGCACCCCTATAGGTTTGGCAACTATTGATAAAGCTTCTAAAATGTTGTCAGACTTTGGTCGTAATGGTGATACTTATGTGGTACATGCAAAAGAGGGTGAAACTGTAATACCTATGGAAGTTTTGGATAATAATCCAAGACTGAAGGATATGTTGTTTCAGCAAATGCGTGATCTTGACCTTGACCCTTACCGTTATATTGTTGGTAATGAGCTTAACTCAATCAATCCAGTGACTGGTCAGCCTGAGTTTTTTATCAAAAAATTATTTAAGGGTTTGAAAAAAGTAGTCAAAAAGGTAGCACCAATAGTATTACCAATCGCCGCTCCGTTTTTACTACCTACTATGCCTTTGTTTTTATCAACTGGTATAGGCACATTAGCAGGAGGTTTAGTTGGTGGTCAAAGACCAAAAGATGCTTTGCGTAATGCTATCATATCAGGTGGTCTAGCTGGATTAGGTAATATGGCATTTGGTCAAGGTGGTTTTACTGGTAGTGCTGTAGATGCTGGAATAGCAAGTACTCCTACAAAAACTTCTGGATTAGACTTAACAAAAGCACCTGATAGATTTATTGGTCCACCAGAGGACACTGGCATATTATCAACAATTAAAAAAGGTGCTGGAGATGCTGTTGACTCAGTAAGTAGTTTTTATGACAAATATGTATCACCTAGTAGAGAAAGTATAATGCCATCAAAAGATGCTATTATGAAGTCCGCTAGAGAAACGGCTGATGCTAAAATAAAATCAGCAACTGATTTAGGTATCAAATTGTCTGAAGACAAAAAACAAGATATACTTTTAAAAGCTTTTGAATCAGCAGAAAAAGAATTAGCCCCTAGTGCTCTGAAAAAGTTTGGTCCAGTAGGTGGTTTGACTGCATTAGGTTTATACGGATTAGATAAAGCTGGTTTACCAATATTTACAGTTAAGGAAGAGGAACAAGGTTCAGCACCATTGACAGGACTAGACTTACTACAACAAGACCCTGATAGGTTTAAGTTTGCTAATTTTTATGGGGATAATCCTTTTTATCAAAATAGGGCAGATGGTGGAGAAATAGTTGGTCCTGGAACACCAACCTCTGATTCTATACCAGCTATGTTAAGTGATGGTGAGTTTGTAATGAATGCAAAAGCAGTTAGAGGTGCTGGTAATGGTGATAGAAAACAAGGTGCAAAACGCATGTATCAAATGATGAAAAAGTTTGAGAGGGTGGCATAATGACAACACAGACCGTAGTACAAAGGGAAGCCCCTGAAATAGAAGCCTATAAACTTGGGCTGATGGAACAAGCCAAAGCTTTAGCAGGAACTGCACCTACAGCAGATCAATTAGCTAAACTGACACCAGCACAATTAGGTTTGTCTGATGTGCAACAAGATTTAGTTGATAGAGCTAGTGGTGGTATAGGTGATTACTCACAATTTTTAGCTGATGCAGATACAAGACTAGATGAAGCTACAGCTACATTAGGTAGAGCAGAAACTGCAGGAGGTTTATCTACTGGTATATTTGATCCTAATATGGTGCAACAGTTTATGAACCCATATCAAAAAGCTGTGACCGAACAAGCTTTACAACAGTTAAATAAACAGTTTTTAGAACAACAAGCTCAAAGAGGAGCAGGAGCTGTAGGTGCTGGAGCATTTGGTGGTTCAAGGCAAGGTATCATGGAAGGACTTGCACAAAGAGAATTAGGCGAGGTTGCAAGTAGAAGAATATTTGAAGACTTAGCTAGAAACTTTGGTCAAGCACAACAGTCAGCAATGTCATCATTTGAGAATCAACAACGACGTCAAGCTAACCAAGCCTCA